ATGAAACCAGATGCTATTGACCTTATTATTTTCGAACAATTTAAAGAGTTAGTTGACTTAATATTTCCAATACCAAACCTAGATTTAGGGGGAATTGGGAATAATATAGCAGGTAAGTATATTAGAGATTGGGCTTTAATGTATGGGTGTGGAGAAATTGTAGTTGCATTTGTAAAAAGACGTGTTGCTAAAAAACAAACTAAGTTATTCGGCTTAAAAAGAAATGATGATTAAGGAGGATATTCATGTTTTGGCAAATAGGAGCATATGCAGTTACTTCTTATGCACTTTATAGAACAGTATGCAGAGAGAGGATTAAGTTTCAAAAGACATTAAGAGAAATCTGCGAAAAAGGAACGGGATTTTTTAATAGGCAGATGGAAACATTGAAGCTAGATTATTTTAAAGTTATGGACTGGGGATATAATGTTAAAGTTGGTATTCCTTACGGCATAAGTTATCAAGAGCTAGAAGATAAAAAGAATTTATTTAAAACTAATTTTAAAGCAATAGATATAGAGATGAAGAAAATTGAATCTTCAAGCATGATGGAAATGAACGTAATAACAAAACCTTTGAAGGAATTGAAGTATAAAGCTATGTATACGGAAGATGGAGAAATATTAATAGGGTATAGTTATAAAGATTATGTAAAAGTTAATCTTAATTCATTTCCACATATGCTTATCGGAGGAGATACGGGAACAGGTAAGAGTCGATTAATGTTGTTAATACTTACCAATTTAATTAACAGATTTAAGGATATAGAAATCTATTTAATACAAATAAGAAAGTCTGATTTGGCAGTTTTTAAAGATTGTAAGCAAGTTAAATACATGGCTAGAACTTTAGAACAGACAAGAGATATCTTAAAACATTTAGATAGCATATGCAGTAAAAGAGATGCTGCTTTAGAGAAGTATTTGATGCAGGGTGTATATAATATACAAGATTATAATAAGAAGTTTAAAAAGGATAAAATGAAATATATTTATATAGTACTAGATGAATTTGCATTTTTTAATCCTAGTGGAGCAGATACAAAAGAGGAGAAGCAAATTAAAAAGGAGATACTAGGATATATAAAAAATATTGTGTTAACAGGAAGAAGTACAGGAGTATTTGTTTTTACAAGCTTACAAAAACCAACTAGTAGCAGTATTCCAACAGATATTAAAAGCCAATTGACCACTAGAATAAGCTTTAAAATGCTAGATAAAGAAACAAGTGTTATTGTACTGGGAAATGCTAATGCAACAGGTTTAAAAGAACGAGAAGCAATAGTAAGAACTATAGAAGAAGATAAAATCAAAGTGCCATTCATAGATCATAATTTAATTTTAAGCCATATCAAGGCAAGCGTAGAACCTAATCACAAATATATCATTCCACAAATACAAAATAGTTGTCTAAAGTTGCCTAATATTAATTCTAAACCTTCTGTAATTAGCTTTAATAATAAGAATACTAATGGCGTTCCTAATGATCCTAAAGTACAAGAGAAAGCAGATGAACATCATATAGAAGAAGCAGCAACTGAAAGCACAAAAGAGAATGGCATCATTGATTTAAGCAAGTTTAAAGGAATTGATAATATATGATGACAGATAGAGATAATAATATTATTCAGTTTATTAATACTTTTGATGGACTTACAATTAATCAATGTGCTAAGTTGTTTTTTAATAATGCTAAATATGGCAAGGATTTAGCTAGGAAGAGATTAAAGAAACTAGCAGATAAAGATGTTTTAAAATACGAAAATGATTGGGCAACTAATCAAAGAGTTTATTTTATAAAGAGAAAACCTTCTAGTCATAGTATTATATTACTAAATTTTTATTCAGAACTAATAAGAGCTGGATCAGAGATATTAGAATTTACTAAGGAATACAAAATAGAGAATATATGTAGACCTGATGCTTTTCTCATATTCAAATATAACAACAAGGGAAAAATGGTTTTTGTGGAAGTTGATATGCAGCATAAGACAGATTTAAGTAAATATCAAAAATTATATGATACGGAACTATTTCAAAGAGAATATAATACATTCCCTGAAGTAATTATTATATCCTCAACAAATAGCTACGAAGCCAAAGGATATAACTTTTCCATTAAGATATTGGATTATAGCTTGAAGCAGCTTAAAGAGAAAATACTATACTTTTAAATATACTGTTTATTTTCCTCAAGTAACTACTAGAATATAATCTAGTACCCAGTACACTGAAAATACCGTACAAGTCAGATAATAAGCTAATCTACAAAAGAAAAAATCTAGGAATAATATAATATATTATATTAGGAAGTATAGCTTTCGTCTTGTTTATATATTTTTAAAGACTATTTTTTATTATAAACTTAGTCTCGTAAGTCAAGTTTAAAATAAAAAAATATAGTATAATTTATTATAAATATAAATTTAAAGTTAAACAGGTAGTTACAAAGAAGGAGAGTTACCCAATGATTAAAAAAGCTGAGAAGGTAAAAGAAGTTTATAATATAAAAGTAACTAAAGGAAAGGTTGAAGATACTGGATGTTGTGACAGTTGCGAAAACATAACTCGATTTAGTGATGAAGATGATGATTTTGTAGCTAATTATGATACCACATATATAATTTATTTTAAAATGACTGAAATGGAAATAACATTATGTGAAGATTGTTTGAAAAGATTAAAATCTAAAATAGATAAAGCTTTAAGTGAATAATAGTCAGTATTAAATATGATATAATTTTAAGGATTGAAAGGAAGTAGGAATAGAGATGGATCAATTTAAATCGATATCCTCAAATACTTATATAGATAGTTGTGAGGGCATGTGTAAAAGAGTTTTAAAAGATATAGAGGATAATTTTAGTGATGAAGAAATTTTATTAGATGCCTATATTACAGATATTAATAATGGGGGACGGGATTATACATCAATAATGCAATTAGGGTTATTGTTAAAAGAATTAGATGTCAAGTATAAAGGATTAAAATACATATATGAAAGAAAAAACAAGTCTTTATTTAGATGATTTAAGAGATTGTCCAGAATGTTTTGTAATTGCTAGAACCGTAGAAGATGCTATATATTATCTTAAAAACTTTGAGATAAATATTCTTTCACTAGACCACGATTTAGGAAATGATGAAAAAGGAAAACTTTTACCTACAGGATATGATTTGGTTAAATATATATGTGAAAACGGATTAAGAGCAGATAGAATATATGTTCACACAGATAATCCAGTTGGACGATCAAATATGATAGAAACACTACTAGGGGCACAGAGAAGAGGTTTTATAGATGCTGACATAGAAATTTATAATTATCCATTTGCTAAAAATAAGTATTCTCAAGAATAAAATTTTATTACTGAGTTGATAAATTTCTATGTTTTAAAACAAAGATTAGAAAGTCAAACTAAAAGTCGGCAGGAAATAAAAAGGTAGAGGAATAATATTTATTCCTGTACTTTTTTTCTTTTTTGTAATTTATAATATTCTAAATAGTAATATGTTATCAATTTTGCATAGTTTTATGCAGTTTACAGCCTTAATTTCGATCTATAAACCGAAAGAGGTAGTTCTAGATATACTTCCATTTTAAACTTCTTAAAACGCTTATATTAAAAAAGAATTAGAAAGAATTTATAGAATAAAAACGGAGGCGATAGAGGTAATCAATATGCTAAAAATGAAAATTTGGCAGATTTGAATAATTCCAATGTGCCAAAACACAAGCTAATTTAGCAGAACAATTAAGTATAGGTTACAAATACAAATAGATAATGTTAAAATAAGTACAACAATTTTAAATATAAAAATAAAGAGTTTAAAGTTTTAGAAAGAGGGATTAATATGAGTGTAACATTAAAAGGTAGATTATTCTTTACTAGAGATGGTGATAAAGAGGAAACAATTGAGTATTTTAAGAAGATTGGTATTGCTTCTATGGATATGATAAACAATAAATATGAAGAAGATAGAAATTGCTTTTATAGAATAGAATTAAAAGAAAAACCTTCTATTATCGATACCCTAGAATTATGTGGTTATTTTGAGATAGTTGATGCAATAGAGATATTAAAAGTTACCGAATATGGAATTGCATTTTATTTAGTTGATCAATATATGGCGGATGGTTTTTTATTTGTACCTATGAGCAATGTTATAGGTATACATACTATTAATAAATACAATATAGATGGTCTCATAAAACGAGAATAATACTATTTATAAATAAATCAATCGCCAAAACATTACAAATAAAAAGTTGAAGATATTTATAATTAGTACATGAATTAAAGGCAGCAGGATTAAAACAGTCCTCCTGTCTTTTTTAGTTTAAATATAGTAACTCCTTATAAAAATGAAATAATACAATACTTATTAGAGGAATCTGTTCTAATTTGTAGAATATTTAGTTACAAAAGGAGGAGGATTATCTTATGACTAATAAAAGATCTAAAAATAATATAGAAAACTATTATGAAAAATTAAAAAATGAATTTACTTCATATACTAATGAAGTAAGTTTAAAAGAGTATAATGATATTGAAAAAATATATAACGATATTAGAGAGTATTATAAGGAAAAGATTAAAAATAAAGAAATAAATTTAAGTGTAGAAAAAATTAGGCTAGAACGTAGTTTAGGTAAACATAGTGGAGCTGGATTTAGTTATAGTATAGCATTTATTATAGCCATAGCAGGTGGAATATTTTCCTCCATTATCCAACAAATAATAAAGATAGTGGAGATGGAAAATAACTTTAAAACGTCAGGAATAGTAATTAGTATATTTGTATTATTAGGTGTATATTTATATGCAATATTTGCATTGGGAAAAGATTTAAATAAATATAAGCCTAGAGATGTTATGTTAAATATTTCTTTAAAAGTTATTGAGGAGCTTGAAAAAGAAATGAATGAAAATAAGGCTATACAGGAAAAAGAAGTCAATAGAGAAAAAACAATTGAACAAATTAAGCAACATATAGATAGTGCAAACACTATAAAGAATACTGTATTACCAGTTATGGCTGAAATTGCAGCTACTTCAATAGTAAGAAAAGGCATTATTAGTAAGTTAATTAGAAAAATGAGAAAAGAGTAAATTAGAAGTAATATATTAAGTAATTTTTAGTGGATGTGAGAAGCGAATGGATGAAAAGTTAATAAAAAATAATGTACAAGGCTTATATGATTCTGTACCAGATGTTGAGTTGTATAATAATATCTATAAAGACTTAAAAATAGTTTTTATTGAGTATATGAAGGCAAAGTTTCCGGCTATAGCAGCTTTTAGTGTTTTAAGACATAATAGATTAATTAAAATAGAAGAAGATAGACTAAATAGATTATTGGAAGATGTTCAAGACAAAATAAAAAAAGTTGATATAAATAAAATTGACTATGATTTTATTAAAAAAGAAGAATTCGCAAGAATAGTATTTGATGTTTTAGATAAGGCAAAGTCAGACTATAGAGAAGAAAAATTAAAGTATTATGCCAATATATTAATAAATTACTCAACTATAGAATTCTCAGGGGATTTTTATAAAGAGTACATAATAGATCGAATAGCAAATTATACAATTGAACATATCTTATTACTTGAAAAAGTTTATGAAAAGCATTTAGAACTAAATGATAATAATAAATTGGATTATTTAGATGAAGATTTACCTTTAGAGAATTTATCAAAAGAGGTTACTGATATTTGTATTAATACTCTAGTTGCAGATGGATTCTTAATTAAAGGATTTTGGGGCGATGGATATTTAATAAATGAACGTGGTATTAAATGTGTAAAACTAATAGAAGGATTTATGGGGATGTAAAGTTTGTATTTTGTATATATATTAAAATAAGGGTAGAGGGATAATATTTAGTCCTCTACCTTTTTTCTTTTTTGTAATTTATAATATTATAAATAGTAATATCGCTATAGAATTTGAATAATTTTACAGCTTGCTATTGTGAAGCGGTAATTATTAACTTACATTGACATATTTATCAGGTATACCAGCCATTTCGAATACAGTATGAGCATTTAAAGTTAAACATTTCAAAATTAGATCATCTAGATTAACTACTCTTATAGAAATTGAGACAATTTTGCTTTTTTCTAATTTGGAGAGATATTCTAGACATTTATTATTAGCTCCATTTAGAGTAACTATTATACCTAGTGAAATATTATCTGCTATCATAGCGCCACAAAGTTTCTGTGCAACTTCTCTTCCGATTTTATTATTGCTATGATGCTTACATTCTAAATATACTACTTCACCTTTTTTCTTTAAGATAACATCTTTTCCTTCATCATTAGTTTTAGGGGTAACTTCATATGTATAATCTCCAGTAAAAGCAAATAATTTAGCAGAAAAAATTTCAAATTCACGCCATTCCATATTAATTATTGCATTTCTTATAATAGCTAGTTCACTAATAAAAAGATTTCTAGGAGTAATGACGTTATGATTGTTCATATTATAAGTCAATAAATAAATGATAAAAGTCAGAATAATAATGATGATAAAAAATATAGCAAATTTAATAATATATCACCTCGTGAAAATACTTAGTATATAAAATTATATTAAATAAATTTATTAAGTATGATGAAAAAATTTTACAATGCAAATATTTTCCATAATATGGTATAATAGTATCATAAAAATATAGAGGAGTTGTTAAGATGAAAATACGATTTATTGAATATAGTAAACAAGATAACATTTTAATGGAAACAGAAAATACTGGAATATTAAATGCGGTATTTGTACCGTATACCCAAATACATATTACCAAGGGAAATGAAATACTAATATGTGAATATAATTATAATATTTTAAAAGTACTAGAAAATGAAATAGATATTTTCGTGACTATAACTGATATTGATAAAATAAATTAAGACTAAGGAATTACTCCTTAGTCTTTTTTAATCCATTCAATTCTATATCCAATTATCTCAGCTAACTGTTTGCACTCATCATATTTTATAGCGCCTCTACTTGATTTATTACTTAAATTTTGCGGAGTTGTATTAGTATCATATTTCCATTTAATGCTTCCAATATACAAATACAAGTTACAACTGAAAATTCGAATGAGTTTAAGCGTTATATTAAAGTTAAATAATCCAATAAATTTACTTGACAGTGACAAGTAGAAGGTGTAATATAATATTATACTTGACAGTGACAAGGAGGTGATTGTTAATGATAGGTCTTGAATATATATTATCCTTATATAACATGCCTCATACTAAATTAGCAGAAGAATTAGGTATAGCGAGGCAAAATATTAATTTATGGATCAAAGGAAAAGGGAAAATACCTAAAAAATATTTACCTAAACTTTCAGAAATGTTTAATATAGCTGAAGAATATTTTCAAAAAGAATTAAATGAAATTGATAAGCTTAAAATTCAGAAACTCAAGATTAAAAATGAAATGGAGGAAATTGAATATGAGGACACAATAATTGATCAGAATACAGGAGAAGAGATTAAAGTAACTAGTACATACGTAGATAACGGAGCTTTATTCGCAATTGATGTATTAGATTTTGAGATACAAGAAAAAGAGTTATTGCAAAAAATTAAAAAATCCATAGAATATTATCTGATAAACTATGATGAAGATGATTCCAGTGGAGGGTACATAGATGCAGAAAGATTATTAAAAGACTATAAATTTTTTGTAGATTTAATTACAGATGAAAGAGTGAATAGAAAGATATTAATGGAAGTTTTGAAAGCAGTAAGAATTAGTTATAAGCAAGGATTTGATACAGATGATTTTATTAATAATATTATAAAATTAATAAAAGAAAGACAAAGTGAGCTTGAAAATATGTGGAAAGAGGAATAGGAAATAGTTAAGAAACTAATGAGTAATGATAAAATACAAGAGGAGTAAAATCCTCTTGATATAAATATAAAACACATGGAGGGATGTAAAAATGGGGAACTTTAATTTAATGCAGGTAACACCAAAAGACGTAAAGGAACTTGATATATGTTGTTTTATGCTAGATAACATAAAAGATGGATTAATCGTTACAATGGATGGAGCAGTTAAAACTAACATATATTTTGACAGTAACTTTACCTTTAAAGTAGAAAATAATAAAATTTATCTTCGAAATTCAGATGAAGAAACATTTGAATTAGATATGGACAACTTCTTATTTAAGAATTATGATTCCTTTTTAGAATTTACCAATAGAAAGCAAGATTTTAAAATTGAAATAAGTGAAATATAGGAGGATAAAAATATGATAAACAAAAAACGTTTGTATAATGTTGGATTTTTAGATGGAAGTTATGGGGTATCTACACTAGAAGAAATTATAGAAATGGAGAAAGAATCTGCTATATATAGTTGCAGTATAGCAACAATAGAGGATGTGAAATATTGGATAGCTTTAACTGGGGAAATGTTTGAAGATCAGTTACTAGAGTTAAAAGACGGAATATATTGGTGGAGAGATGCAGCATAAAAATATTTTTTAGAAAAGTGTAAAGCTATTGAAATTTAATACGATAAAATTATTTAATGGAATATTTCATGCAAACACAAACAAGCCAAGCAAAAACACTTGACATAAAGAAAAAAATGTTATATATTTAAATTTGTACAAGCTACTAGGGCGTTTTATACCTATTTTTAATGGGAAGAACTGGTACTTCTTCCTGTTATTTTCCTATATCATTTTACGAAAGGTGGTGCTTATAATTTACAACAATTGTTAAATTAAGTTTATATAATTAATATTATAATAACTTAATTTGTATTACATTTATTTTACAACAATTTATTAAGTATTGCAATAGCTATTTTTAAAAGTTTCAACTTGAATTTAGAATATTAAAATGGAGGAGATTATATTATGGAAAATGTAAAGAGTGGAAATATAGAATTTGAATTTGTAAATAAATGCAGGACTTCTCCTGCAACAAAAAATGGAGAGCTTAAACTAAATGATATTATCGAAGTAAAAGAGGAGGATGGAGTATATTATAGGATTTATCTTAATAATTCACCATATTATGCAGAAACTCCAGCAAATAACGAAATGTTAAAAGAATTTAAAGATAAAACTTGGACTTTGGATAATAAAGAACGAAGTAGTAAGCTTGTGAAAAGTAATAGTGACTCGGAAGAAGGAACTGTCTATTTAAGTGATGTTTTAGAAAAGTTCGGATATGACAGCTTAAGTTACGAGGTCTATCCTAAAAAAATAAATAAGATACCAGATAAACTATATGATGAAAAAAGAAAATAATATTTATTAAAAAGTCTTAAATTTAAATGTTAGAAAGAGGATGACGAACTAATACCGTTTGAAGAAGGAGATATACCTTTTAGTGGATATAGGAGAGAAATTCCCCTATATCTATCTAAAGTAAACCAGAATAACAAAATTAAGGAGTGATTAAGTGAAAAAAATTAAAGGTGATGTATTTTGTGCAAAGAAACCACATTTAGCAGGATATTTGATGATGAAAGGGTTCAATTTAAAGAGGATGCCACAGGATGAAAAGAACCCTAATTACAATGTATATATATTTAACAATTCCCCTGAGTTGGAAATAGTTGTTGATCAATACTTTAAAGAGTTTAATGGAAACAACTAGATAGGAGGGGTAACGATTTTGGTAACTGAAAAGCAAATAAACTTTAATATGAATGATGAATTATGGCTCAATGAAGCAATGTTGAAATTTAATAAAAAATTTTATAAAGGTGTTTTAAATATATTAAATGCTCCAGCAGGTTCTGGGAAAAGTAAATTTGTGTTTAATGAATTTTTAAATGAATCTTATAAATACGTACATAAAATGACATCACACATGTGCTATAAATTGAATTTAAATAAAGTCTTATATGTTTGCGATACTAATATGTTGAAGTCTAGTATTCTAGAGGAAAATAAAGATATTACTAAGATATTGGAAAAAGGTGACTTGCAAGAGGCTATGAAAGCAACAAGTCTTATCAATGTACTAATAAAAGGAGACATAGGTAAAATCAAAGTTATTACATATTCATCTTTAGGGTGGTTATTACAACAAGATGGAGCAAGGTACATACTTTTAAATCATTTCAATGTAATTTTAATGGATGAGATGCAGAATTTATTTAAATATGCTAATCGGTTTGATACAGAGAAAAATGAGAAGCCCTATGAAACTGTAATAAACTATTTACCAACATTAGTTAATAATTCTTTGATAATAGCTTTGAGTGCTACTACAGGAAGAATATATAATGGCTTGAGAGAAAAGGATTTAAATACTAATACTATATTTACATGGGAAGAGCATAAACAAATAAAGCAATACAGAAATAAATATGAATCTGAATGTAAATATATGATAAATGAAGTTAAATGGCTAGGAATAATAAAAGATGTTATACTTAATAAATTTAAATATAAAACTTTTATTTATACAAATACAATAAGACAAAGTGAAAAGTATAAACAACAATTAGAAAAGTATGGATATAAAGCTGAATGGCTATGTAGTATAAATAATACAAAATTAAATGAAGATGGCGAAGTAGTGCCTAAAATGAATGAGTATCAACTTGAGATAAGAGATAACTTAATAAAAACAGGAATGTTACCTGATGATTTAGATGTAATTATCGTTAATTCAGGATATGAAACTGGATGGAATCTTAGGGATGAAAGGGTTCAAGTGGCATTAATTGATAGTACAGATGATTCTACACAAATACAAGCCAGAAATAGAATTAGACATAATATAGAATTTTTAAAATATACAGCAATAATTGACAGTTATGGTGAAGTATATGAGTATAGACAATATCGTCAATTAGAAAGAAAGGATTATTCAATATCGCAATCAGCTTTAAAAATAAAATTAGATGATAAGTTTTTAAATAAAAAGATAACTAAAGAGGATAAAGATTATTTAGTAGATATGTATGCAATAATTTGGTTTGATAAAAATGAAGCAAATTGGAAAACTTTTAAGAAAGATTTAGAAGATAATGATTATATTGTTGATACTAATTCGCATGGAACTTATATTTACACAAAAGATCAGTATGATAAGTTAAAATCGGAAGAAGAAAGTAAGCTGCCTATTAAAAGCAATAAGGAAAAAATTATTAATTGGATTCAGAATATATGGGATGGGAGTTTGATTAAAACTAAGGATATGTTGAACCAAATAAATATTACTCAGAAACAATTTGACAAGGCAAAAGAAAAAGATAATGAACTTAAGGAGCATTTGAGCAAGTTTTCAGTAAAAAGAGGTTATTATCAAAAAAATACTTGAAAGTAGTACTAATTATTTTTACACCCTCACTGCGGAAAAGTTGTCAGTCTATATTAGTAGGGATAGAACAGTTTTCCTCAATAGGGGGTAAAAAATAAAACGATTAAGTTTAAGAGGATAAGTAATTTTAATATCCCTCAAGGGTGAATTGGCGATAGCCAAGAGGGGCATAGGGTGAATTTATTTTGTGGAACGTTAGTGTAACAAAATAAAGAGGGAAGCCCCTTTGTACAATAGAGATAATGAAATAAAAAAATAGATTTTAGTAACATGGAGGATGGAGGAATTATATTAATGGAGAATAAAAGTACATATATAATGAGTTTAGAAGGAACAGATATTTATAATCACATGTATAGGAATGATAGGCATAAAAATATCAATAAAAATTATGTTGGTATGACTCCCTATAGTTTGGAGCTTAATAAGTTAAATATTGAACATTTAAAAGTTAAGACTAATAATAAGACAGGTAAACAAACCACTGATGATGTTATAAACGTTAAGTTCAAACAAAAGGTACTTGATGGAGAGTCGCTAATAAAAAAACTTTATAAAAAGATAAAAAAGATTGATAAAAAGGTTATTAGACATAAAGAGGAATTGAAATTACTCACTAAAGATTCTAAGGAATATAAAAAGCTTCAAGAAACTATTGATAAAACACATAAATATGTAAAGAGTCTTGAAGAGTATATAAAACTTATTGAAAAGGAAATTACCGAGGATAAATGGAGAGAAATTAAAAATGATGAACTTAGGAAAAAGTTTTATACTGAAGGATTTGCTATTACCGAGGTTGATGAAGAAACAGGCGAGATATTAAAGGAAAATAAATATGTTGTTTACAAGAGAACTTCAGCAAAAAGTAGAACGGGTAAATGCTTATTTATTAAAGAATCGTTGTACAAAAGCATGATAACTTGGAGTAGGATGGGATTAAATTTTCAAGATGGAAAGGAATATGATTATGCAGCATTGCTGAGTTATGAATCGCTTGTTAGTTCTTCGCTGGAAGATACAATACATATTAATGTAGATAATATTTTGATAGTAGATGATGTTATATCTAAGTTTCCAAAAATTTGCAATGTGGTTAGGGTAAATGAAAAAACTGGATTTTTAGATAGTTTTGAAGAGGAATATAATGTAGAAAATAATTTGTTTGATGGTGAGGGGTTGCTTTCAAGTGAGTATTTTAAAAATGGACAATCCATGATTTTGTTAAGACAGCACATGTTTAAGGATGCAGCATTTAATACAAATATTATTGACTTCATGAGGGATAATTGTCCTGAAGGTCAAGATTTTGATACATGGGAATTAATGAATAGATTTGGCGAAACAATGTTGGCCAAGAATGTGAAAATGATTATAACTCCTACAAGTTTGAAAGCTTTAAAGTTTGCTAAGGATAAAGGTATGAGTGAAAAAGAAATGTGGAATCATTGGAAAAAAGTAGTTAAAGCTGATGGTTGTATTTTTGGAATTTGTAAGCATGAAAAAGAATCTAAAAGAGGTTACGATGATAATGGGAATGTGCTTCAACAGACATCTTATCAAATGTTAAACAGTATTCCGTTTTCGCCAGAGGATGTTTCAGAAATTACAACTTATGAAAAAGAATATATTGATAAACTGAAAAATGATGATAAGTTTTTTATAGATTATCTTATTTATAATGCCAATGAAATGAATTGTAATTTAATGATGGCTGATTTAGCAAAGCATAATAAAGATTTTATTTACACAGAGATATTTAGAGGTTTTAGAACAGCTGAAATTTCTAAATATGTAAAACATGTTAAACGTGGGAAAGTAAGATTAATAGGAGACTATTGTGTTGCGCTAGGAAATCCAATGGAATATTTATATCACGCAATTGGTCAATTAGATATCAATGATCCTAAACCAATAGCTTTAAAAGATAATGAAATATATACTAGATTATTTGATGAAATTGAATTAGTCGCATTTAGGAACCCGAATACTTCTCCTTCTAATGTATTATTGGCTAAAAATAAAAAAGTTAAGGATATTGATATGTATTTTAACTTAACTAAGAATATTATGTGTTGTAATGCAATACAGTTTCCAATTCAAGATATAGCCTCATCTATGGATTATGACAGCGATTCTATGGTGATCTTTAATAACCAGAGGTTAAAAGAAGTTGTTAAAGATAAAGTGTGGGGCAAATATCATCCTTGCATAAATGCCGTTGAAGCTGATAAAAAGTCATATTTAGTTAATAAAGAAAATATGGCTGTAATTGATAATCAACTCTCTGAGAGCCAAAGGAATATAGGTGAATGCGTAAATGCTGGTCAAATGATAATGAGTACATATTGGGATTTATTAAGTCCAGGTAAAGCATCTGAAGAGCTTTTAAAAAAGGTTGATGTGGCAACAGTATTAAGTTGCATTTGTATAGATTTGGCTAAGAAAATGTACGCTATTGAAATTAAAAAAGAAATTCAAAATCTATCGAAGGGACTAGGAAATAAAAAACCTTTATTCTTTAAATATATAAGTCAATCAAAAAATATAGGTAAAGGTGTTGAAATGTACAATACCCCAATGGATTATTTATATAAGGAAATGAGTAAATTGGGATATGCTGATGACCATAAAAACATTGAATTGATAGACTTATTGGTGAAGAGAGATTTAGTTGCAGCTGATAGAAAACAAGAGAAAAAGATCATTAATTATGTTGAGGAAATGTGTAATAAAATTAATTATATTAATGCTACTATGAAGAGTGAAAGTGAAGATAATGAAGAGAAGAAAGAAAGGAATAATGCTTTAGATAACACAGTTAAATATTATAAGTATTATATTCAAAAGGCTACAATAAAAGAGGATACAATGTATTCTATTCTTTATCATATGATTAAAAATAATAAGAGTGATATTACATTGAGATTGATGAATGTGTTATATAGCAAACAGAAAGAAACGTTTATAAAGGCTTTTATAGGGCAGTAGGGTAATACCTATTGTCTTTTTTATATAGTAAAAAAGTGCCACATAATAGTATTCTAAACCGTTGATATTACTTGCTTCTTAAGATTTCCAAATGGATAGTATATGTTATTTTATTTACTAAAATAACTATCCAATTTTATTATAATATACAATAAAAACAAGGTCAATAGGAAAGTAAATTTTTGAAAATATTTTAACGTGAATTTTATAAATAAATAATTTAAAGAAAGGCGGTGTTAATTATGTTATTGTCCGAAAGAAATGAAGAGGTAAAAAATAAACTAGATAAGTATATTAAAAAATTTGGAGTAAAAAAGGTATTTATTGCTAAAGAGATAGGCCTAAGCCCTACATCTGTGGGGCTGTTTATCAAGGGACAACGAGAGCTGCAGTCTGGTTATCTTGACGCACTAGAAGAGTTAATGGAAGAGAAAATGTAATAACTGGCAAGTTTGATTAAGGAAGTCACAATAAATTTTGCGTTTTTAAAACAATTAAAAGAGGAAAAGTGCTACATTACATAGAATTTAATATTATGCAGGGGGTGAAAGGCGTGGCGAAGTGTCCTAAATGTGAAAATGAAAATTTTAAAATAGAAAAAAGAGGGGGTACTCTTTTTTGTTATGTTGTTTGCAGTGAATGTAATACAGTTGTAGGAGTATTAGAAGATATTAATTTTAAGAAGCAATTAGATTTAATTATTAATAATGAATGTGGATTGGACAGATTGATTAATGAAAGGCATCAAGAAATTCTAAATAAGTTAAATGAAATGGAGAAAAATAATTATAATTTATTAGAAGATATATATCTTAAATTAAAAAATAAATAATTAAATTGATTATTTAAGGCACTCAGTAGGGTGTCTTTTTATATGCAAAAATATATTATTGAGAGGAAGTGAAAGTTTGGTTATTTAGAAATTGTATTGCAGCAAAGCAAAGGTCGTTGGAACTTCAAGAAAATACTTTAAAGGTAAGTAAATAGAAGGAGATACATATGTTTAATTAAAAGAAACATGACAATTCAATAACAACAAATTATGGAATATTTAGAATGGAAAGAAAGATATTATGCGGGAAATAAGGAATATTTTAAAAAATACTATAAAAGGTACCACGAGGAAAATAAAAGACATTGTATATACTTATTAATAGATAAATATAAAAAAATAAAGTATGTTGGTTCTACGGATAATGTTTATAATAGAATTAATCTTCATAAAAATGGATATAGCAATTTAGAATTAACCAAAGAAAAGTGGAATGATTTAGGGTTAAGCTGTTTTATGGTTGGCTATTTAGATTCGGTTAATAAGCAAGAAAGGCTATATATAGAATATTATTTAATAAATAAATTTAGTAAAGAAAATGATTTAATAAATAATTATGAACCATACGAGTTAAAGTTTGGGGATATGGAAGAGTTTAGGAAGTGTGAGTTAGAGGAATTGGCAGAAGGTTTAGTTTTTCAAGTTTATGGTTAATTTTTTAAAAACAATTTAAATAATAACTATCCAAATTTATCATATCAATATTGAAAGGTAAAGTCAAGTGTAAAAAATAATTTAATGTAAGTAAGGGATATAGGAGTGCGGGTACTTGAAATTACAGAGTATAAAATGTATGTAATGATTTCCTTTTTACACCATTATACTTTCTCTATATAAGATAATTACACTCTGAAAAAGAAAGGAGGAAGATTAGTATGGCGATAGAACGTTCAAGAGGAAAGATAGAATTAACGGGAGAACATGCTAGAAGTTTTTCACATAAAATGAAACATCCAGATAGAGAAGCAATGAGAAAAAGAGATGCGTATTTAAGTTATATAAAAGATACACTAGATATTACAGAAGAAGATAATGGTAGAGTATTATTGAAGAAAAAGAATAATAGAAGGAGTTTTGAAGACTATATGAGATCTATAGATAGAATAGATGAGTTAAATAAGTAGAATATAGGTGATAAGAAATGAGAGATAAGAAGAATTAAAACTAAATAATTAAATTTGATAATTAACAACTAGCAATAGTTGTTTTTTATATACATTTCAAATATTAAAGTTTAACAAGCTTACAAGTATATTGCTTGTAAAGTCTTACTAATTTGTTTGAACATAATATTCAGTAATCTTTTGTTGGTTTCGATGTAGGGGCAGAACCTACCCTCCTGTTTTAAAGAAGAAACTAACTGTAGCAGTCCAATATACAGGTATAAGGATAATGAGGAATTGTCCTGCATCGGAGAGGTAACATATTATTTCTTCGATGTTGCTATTAATATTACTAATAATCTACCAATTAATTACCAAAGGAAAATTAAACCTTTTATCGAATATGTAATGTTTGGATATTATTAGTTGATGGGAGTGGTATTTATTGATAGAAATGTGGAACAAACTTCATATAGTAATCTGTAAAAAAACATTTAAAGATAATTTATTTAAGGAGTTTATTTTAAGGCAGTATATACATAATGATTTGTTCTGTGAAAGTTCAAAGTTTAATGATTTTTACAAAGATATAAAGGATAAATACAAGGAAAAAATAAAAGATGAGAAGTTAAGCATTAATTCAGAAAAGAACAGAATATCAATATTTATTGTTGATATTGAATCTAGCGGTACAGCTTGCTATTTAGCTTTATATATATTTTTTTTAACTGTAGTTATTACATTTATATGTAGCGATTTATTTAAGGGGATTTTGGAAATTACTTATAAAGATAACCCACTTAAAGGTGTTATATATTACTATCTAGGTGGAGGGGCTGTTTTAGCTTATTTATGTATTATTATTTATCAATCAATAAAAATAAATATATATTGTAAAGCTATAAAAATTTATAATATGGCATTAAAAATATTAGAAGAATTAGATGAAGAAGATAAAGAAGATAATATGGCATTTGATGAAGCAGCAACTACTAGGGATAATGACATTAATGAAAAAATTAATATTATAGATAAAGATATAAAAAGCATTAAGAAGTATATTGGAATTAAGTAAATATATTGATTTTATAAATATAGTAGAAACATATCAGATATAATATAACTTTGCTATTTGTTCATGTATATTATGTATTTTAGTTAATGGTAATAAAAAGCCTAATCAAGGGTCAAAAATCGATTATATTTCAAATAGTATAATTTATTTTGACTATAATAAATTTAATAGAGATATTCAATAAAAACATCTAACTTTCTAGATGTTTTTATTATTTAAAACTAAAAAATAATATGTTTCAGCAGTTCGAATATACGAGGTATAAGAAGGAAATTCTTCTGCATGAAAAGGGTATGTATAATTTACATATCCTTTTTGTGTTGCTATAAAATAATTAAATTTTAGGGATTAATAGATTTTTAAATAGCTGCAAACGTTGATAGATGGTAGGCAAAAGTGCTTTCTATGAGTTTCTAGAATAATAATGAGTAGTTATAAGAAAAGAGTAAAATAAATGCTTTAAAAAGCGTTCTATTTACATATATAAAATAAATTAATAAATATAAGATATTTATAAAATGTGAAAGGTGGTAATGCAAAAATGGAAAACAAGTATAGCGAAGGCTTAAAATACGTAACAAACAATGAAAAATTACAACAAACAATGAAAATATTAGTAAAATTGATTACTAATTATGATGACTACGATAAGAAAGTTGACAATGTAAATACTGCTTTTGGTTTTGGTTATCAAGAAGCTTTTGAAAAAATTGAACAAGAAAATGAAGAATATAATGAAAAAATTAGTAAGGTTAATTCAGACCACTTAAGAGAAAAAATAAAGAAAATTTATAAATTAAGTGAACTTTTAGAATCTGAGGATACTGAACTAAAAAAATTAATCGTTAAAGAAATTATTGAGTTAACTAATTATCTTTCAATAATGATTAATTAAGATAAAAGATCTATTTTATAACAAAAATGTAAATATGAAGTGAGGGAAATTTAAATGGAGAGAATTAATTTATCTGATTTTAAGGCAATATCAAAGTTTAATTTTGTTAATGGAATGTTCAACAAGGTTAAAAAGAACTTGGAAAATAAAGAACTTGAGTTTTTTGGAGTCAATGAAGATGCTGTAAAATCTTTAACAGAGAGGAAGATAAGCAATAATGATATAGAATTTTTGTATGGGATAATACCTATAATTTCTAATGTTAATGTAGATATAAATTTTGAAGAATTTGAAAAGATGTGTAGATGTCCAAGTCCACAATTTACAGATTATATTGCTTTATTATTACAACACTTTAAAGAACTATATACAAGTGCTTCTAAACTAAATAATTTAGAAGCAGAAGTTTCAAGTTCTTTAAAAGAATTGAATATAGAATTAGAAGAAGCTATATCAGTTAAAACTAAGGAAGAATTATTGGAAGAGCTATACACACAATTATCAGATTCTAAAAATGATAAAGCTAAGAGAAAAGAAATATTAAAACAAATTACTGACTTGGAAGTTGAAGAAAATGCGTAATGAAGCAGATGAATTTGAAAAGTTTCTTATATTAGAAGCACAAAAAGAGCTTAAAGATGTTGCTGAAGATATAAAGACTACTTTAAAGAAAAAAGTACAGGAAAATGTATATAATTCTTATAGCCCACTCGAGTATAATAGGGCTTATCAACTCAGAGATAATATTACAACTTCTAAAAATAATAAAGAAACTATTATAAGTTGGGAAAGTCAGGAGTACATAAATAATCAATTTGATGATGTAAGTAACTATGTACCCGAATGGATTAATGATGGGTATAAACATAAGGATTGGACTGGTGGAGTTGACTATTATCATCAAAGACCTTCATCAAATTTTATCGAAGAAACTGTAGAAGAAATAAATAAAAAATATGGTGAAAATATATGCGAAAAAGTAAAGTGATAGTTAAAAAATATAACTATCACTTTACTTTTTATTTTTTAGTGATAATAATTATTGATTTTATTTAAAAGTTATTATTAGTAAAAAATAAAAATGGAAATATAGTAAAGGAGTTGATGAAAATGTTTGGAATTAAAACTCAACTAGATATAAACAGTATTAAACTTTGCAGACAAGAATTCGAAAAACATTTAAAAAATATGCAAGACTTAGCAAATAAAAATGTAATTAAAATTAAGATGGATAATGTGAATAGTCAATTAAATGATACTAGAAAAAGCTTTGAAGGTATTAATCAACAAACTAAAAGTTTTACTGACAATATGGGATATGCTATTAAAAGAGTAAGTCAGTTCGCACTAGGAGTATCAATCGTTTATGGGGCAGTTAGAGAGCTAAAAAGTGGACTGCAGGAAATAAGTAATCTTAATAAGAGCAATGTTAATATCGCTATGATTACTGGAGAGAGCGTTGAAAATATTGAAAGAATGAATAAAAGTTGGCTTGAAATGAGTAAAAACCTTAAAGTTGTTATGTCAGAAACAGTTGATGCTCAAGAGGAATTTTTGCGTGCTGGTGATAGCATAGAAGAAGCCAATAAAGATGTAGAAACAAATATAAAATTAGCACGTATTTCTGGTCAAAGCAATAAAGAAGTTGCAGATTCATTAATTATATTAAAAAATGCCTATAATTTAAATTCTGATGAATTACAAAAAACTGCATCTAAAATAGCTTTATTAGATAATCAAAGTGCTACATCTAGTGCCAAAATAAACAGTGCAATGAGTTACACAGCACAGACTGCTAAAGAAATGGGAGTATCTATGGATTTTCTATTGGGTACTCTAACCACAAATCTAGAAAGATCCAAACAAGGTGGAGAAGCGATTGGCAGGGCGTGGAAATCAATTTTTTTAAATATGCAAAAGTTGCAAGAAGGTGAAGACATCGAGGGTCTTTCCAAACTAGAAGATGCACTAAATACACAAGGTATAGCTTTAAGAAAAAATGAAAAAGAGTGGAGAAACGGAGAATTAGTTTTAAAGGATTTACAGAAGTCTTGGTCAGAATTTGATGATATAACCAAAAGTAATATCATCAATTTAATGGCTGGAAAAAATCAATCAGAACAATTCCAAATCGCCATGAATGAATCTACTAGGGTATTAGAGTTAGAGAACAAAGTTAAGCATGATAGTAATAGTTTAAACGAAGCATATGAAAAGCATTTGGATAGTATAGATGCAAAAATGGCAAATCTTAAAAATACTGCAACAGGTTTTTGGATGCATTTAATAGATTCGAATACAATTAAAAGTGGAATAGATGTGATAACTAACATTATAAAAGGCATAGATTATTTAATTGTAGATAATAAGTTATTAGGGGTATCCATTTTGGCATTAGGCGGAAGTCTGTTAATTGCTACTAAACATATGTCAGGATTTAAATTTGCAATCGGAGAAGTTATTACTTTTTTAAGTTTACTAAAAACAGAAGGTATTGCAGCTTTTGGAGCATTGATGATTGATCCAATCATACTAGGCTTTGCAACAGTAGTAGGAATAGCTACCTATAAAATAATAGAACATATTAAACATCAAACTCAGCTAAAAGATCAAATAGATCAATTAAAAACATCTTATAAGTCACTTACAGAAGCCATGAAAGAAAATAATGTAAATGGAATGGAAGGTTCTACTTCCGATTTAAAGAAAAAACAAGATCAATACAAGGAGTTGCTTAAACAAAGAAAAGAGTTAGAAGATAGATCTAAAGATATTAGTAAATCAGATATGGACGACATGGAAAAAACTACAGCACAAAATATCATATCAAAACAATTATCTGATACCAATAAGAAGATAGAGGAACAGGCAAACGCTTGGGAAGAAGCAGGATATACGATTAACAAAGCAACAGGCGAGGTTCAACAGTTAAATCAAGCACAAACTTTACTTGAGAATAATAAAATAGCAAATACTATTAGGGAACAATCTCAAGCTGAAATAGATAATAGAAATGAAATTATAAAACTTATCCAAGAGTATCAAGGATTAGATGCTATAGAAAATAAAAATGCTATTCAAAAGGAAAGACTTTCTCAGTTATCTGAAATTCTAACATCTAAAATAGGTGGACTTGTAGTAAGTAAAGACAAAGAAGGAAATGTGACAATTAAGAATACAGATTTGTTAGATAAAGAAATAAAGATGTTAAATACAGAGGGAGCAACTGTTGAAACTTTAACTGCTGTAAAACTAGAACATGCAAAGAATAACGCAGTTATAGAAATAGGTAAGACAAGAACTACTTATGCTGAAGTAAAGAAGAGGATAGAGTTCTACAAAGAAGAAATGAAGGCATTAGGTGATTTAAAAAGTTCTAATGGTACAACTTATGATGAGTTAAGTACTAAATGGAATAAAGACCCTAGTAGTTTAACCAAAGATGAAAAAATACTATTTGATAATATGCAACGTGGCGGAGTTGCAATGGGAGTTAGGGATTCTACAAATTTATATAACCTTCAGAAATATATAGATGAAATAGACAAAATTTATGCTTCTGAAACAAAGGAAATAGGCAAAACAACTGATTTATTAAACAATGATTATATTCCTGCAAATGAAAAAGCTACTAAAGCGACAGATAGAAATACTATTGCAATTAATAATTCTAAAAATATGATACGTGATTACGAAAACGCCCTAAAATCCTTAGATAATACTATATATAAATTAGAAACTGATATGTCTAATATGGATGATACCAGTCAAACATATAGAGATGCTTTATCTAAAGAAATAAAACTGCTAGAACAAAAGAATAAAACTTTAAATGATGGTATGACTATAGCCAAAAACCAAATGAGTGTTTTAAGTAAAATGCCTAAAACAAGTACAACATCTACATCAAGTAGCTCAACATCAGTTAAAGTAGGTGGTGGTAAGAATGTTACTGCTTCTCAGTTAGATAGTATGCTTGGTGGAGTACTTAAAGGACATGGTGCTGATTATTTAAAGTATTCTCAGCAATATAATGTAGATCCAGCCCTAGCAGCTGCTATAAGTATCTCCGAAACAGGACATGGAACTTCTTATGCGGCAAGAGTTCAAAACAACCCCGGTGGTATTATGGATTGGAATAATAACTGGAAAACAGTTAAGCAATTCAGTTCTTTAGAGGAAGGTATAAAATATCAGATAAAGAATTTAAAAGATACATATATAAGTCAAGGGTTAACGTCAATTGAAGCTATAGGTAGCAAATATGCCCCAATAGGTGCATCTAATGATCCAAATAACTTAAACAAAAATTGGATTCCTACAGTTACAGAATATTACAATAAAATGACCGGAGGAACTTACAAAGGTTCATCAAGCAGTAGTTCTAGTATTTCGTCAGAAAATAGTGTAGAGACACAAATTGATAGCCTTAAAAGTAAAATTGAAGAATATGAAAAAGAGAAAATTGATAATACTCAAAAGTTAGAAGAATTAAAGATAGCAGAATTGAACTCTCAAATGAAAGATTATGATAAACAAATTTCCCAAACAGATTTAAAAATAAGTGCTTCAAAAACCAATGCTGATTTATATAATGAAGGCACTCAACAGAAAACACAATATCTTACTGAGCAATGGAAAGCAATAAATGAGCGTTATGCACTTATAGCAAAAAAAGAACAAGCTTTAGGGAATGCTATAAAATCTGGAAATTATACTGAGAAAACAGTAGCAGATTTAAAGAATCAGTTAGCTGAAATTAAAAACGAAGAATTAACTACTATCAAAGATTTACATGATGCTTTTACAGAAGCATATGATGCTCAATATTCTTCTAAAGTAAATGAGTATAAGAAAAGTATAGAAGAAATTCAATGGCAGCTTGACAACTTGGATGAAAAATCTGTTGATGCACCAAAGCGGAAATATGAACTCAATAGATCATTGTTAGAACAACAAGAACAGATGAAAAAAAAGACTTTAGAACAAATGAAAATAGTTGAAGAAATGTTGGCTAAAGAAAAATATGATTCTACAAAACAAGTGTGGATAAATCAACTTGATCAATTAAAAGAGTCTTTAAGAGAAATTGAACAAAGTACAGAACAAATAACAAGTAATATGGAATCATTCTTATCTAATATGCAATCTTCAATAGAGTCTTTACAAAGTAATATAGTATCGGCATTAAAAGCACAATATAACGATGAAATTCAAGCATTGCAAGAAAAAATCAATATATTGCAAAATGATACACCAGATAAACAAAATAGATTGAGTGCTTTACAGAAAGAATTGAAGGAATGGGAAAAAGACGATAGTCAATTCAGTAAAAACAAACAATCAGAATTAAGAAGCGAAATAAAAAAAGTTAATAAAGAACTCCAAATAGCTGATTTACAAAGCCAAATAAAACAAAAACAAGATGAATCTGAAGATAGTAAGTTAAATAAAGAAGCAATCAGGATAATGAAACGTGGAGACACAACTGAAATTAATAATTTACTAGAAGAGTGGTTGCCTGAATATAAAAATAAGTTTGATTTATTTGGGGACGATTATAAGACAACAATTGCCGAACAAACAAAGAAGCAATTAAGTGAGTTTAAAAATTTCTCTTCTATTGCAGAAGATATAAGAAGTAAATTATATGAGTTAAATAATGAGTCATATAGTCCAAATAATACATCGTCGAATTCTTCTAGCAAAGTTAAGCGTAATGAAGATGGAACAATAGGGACTGTTTCTGAAAATGATTATGGAACTAAATTTGTAACTTACACTTATAATGGACAAGAAAGAAGTGTACAGGCAGGAAGTGTATTTGACCCTAACAGTTCTAATTTCATTGGTTATGCCAGTGGGACAACTAATGCTCGTGGAGGTATAAGTATGGTTGGTGAAGAAGGAGCAGAATTAAGAGTGTTAAATCAAGGAGATGGAATAATACCGACAAATATAACTGAAACTCTAATGGATTTTGGTAAAGACCCATCAAATTATATAAGTGATTATTTACGCAATTTTAATTTGAGTAATATAATGGCAAATATACAATTACCAAATATTACATTGCCTGATTTTTCAAAGTTAGTACCAAAGACCCAAATAAATTTAGACCAACCTTTAGTAAAGAATGAAATTACTAATTATAACAATACCCCTTTTGATGTGGAAAATAATATGAATAACTTCGAAAGAATGTTAAAGCAACAAGTTGGAAGTAGATTAGGATTAATAGGATAGAAAGGAGATAAATAGAATGGAAGATAATAAAAATTTAGAAAATCAAGAATCTGAAACTAAGGAAGAAATAAAACAAGAACAGGAGGAACAAAAACAAGAAACTGTTCAAGATGATGAAAGTCAAACAAAGGAAGAGGTTAAAGTTGATGAAACTAAGCAAGAAGGAGCTGAAGATAAAAATGAGGAGTCTAAAGAGGATAATAAATATTCTGAATTAGAACAAAGATATAAAGTTCTAGAAGAAGAAAATAGAAAAAAAGATGAAGCATTAAAAGAACAAACAATTAAAAGTACTATATTAGAAAAAATATCAGACAAAGATTTACAAAAAGCAGTTATAGAAACTGGACTTGTTAAGGATGTCGAGGACATAGAAAAAGTAATTAAAATAGTTGAATTATCTAAGACACTTAATAAGAGTAAATTCAGCGATGGATATAAACCAACTGATGAGGTTAAAGCCGATGCATACCAACAGGCAGAGAAAAAAGGGGATATATTTAGTATGATAAAGCAAAAGATGAATAAGCAATAGTATGACTATTAACTTAATGTTAGTAGTCTTTTTATATATTAAAAAATAAAAAATAAATTGAGAAAAGGAGGTATACGTATATGTATACAATGAACAATAATGCACAAAATCAGTCACTAGACTTATCTAAGGAGATAGCAATACTAAATCCTAAGAGAACACCACTATTAAGTTATCTTTTACAGAATGGAAAGGTGACTAAGGCTGAATCAAACATAATAAACTGGTATGAAGAAACATTAAACACTAATGCTATTAAGACAATACAAGAAGGAGCAAATGCACCAGCAGAAACAGAAGATTCAACTGCACTTTTAACTAACTTTACAGAATTATTTGCAGGTACAGCAAAAGTATCAAACACTGCACAAGCCTCAACAATTGTTGGTGTAGATGATTTAATGGCTAGAGAAGTTAGTAAGAAATTAACACTATTGAAGTATAAAATGAATGATATATTAATGACAGGAACTAAGGCAGCTAAAACTGAAACAGAAGGTCAGAAGACGAATGGTTTATTGAACTTGGTTAATGATTCAAATGTTATTACTGCAAAGGCTGCTAATGTTGCGGTAGATGAATTTGAAGCGATGCTGAAGATTATGTATGATAGTTCTACTAATGATAATATGATTTGTTTTTGCTCAGATGTTCAAAAACAAGTAATAAACAAGTTCTATAATGTATCATTTATGGCTAAAGATGAGTTTTTAGGATTTGTTTGTGATCGTTACCATACAGACTACGGTGATGTTACATTTGTTTTAGAACCTTCATTGGCAAACGCTAAGAGTATAATTGTAGTAAATCCAGACTACTTAGAACTTAAGGAATTACAGCCTGCTCAAGCCATTGATTTAGCAGTTACAGGAGATTCTATAGCTAAAATGGTAAAATGGGAAGGGTGCTTAAAACTTGCTAATAGTAAAGCAGCAGCAAAGATAGTTTTACTATAGGTGATACATATGAAATTTAAAACAGAAAATTTATGGTTGTTTGTAGAAGGAATACAATTTAGAAATGGAGTATATTCTACTACAAATGAAAATGAGATAAAACTTTTAAAAAAATATGTTGATAGTATCAGTATAATTGCAGAAGAAAAAACTGTAAAACCTAAGAAATCAGAATAATAAACATTTAGGATAGGGATTAATTTCTCTATCCTATTTTTTAATGTATATTCAAGAATTTAAGATGCTATTGAATTTTTAAATATAGATTAAATTCAAAAATACAATTAAGGAGTGAAAATTATTATGGCAAAAAAGGAAACTAAAGAAGTTAATACAAAGAAAAATTTCTTTACAGAATTATCACATAAATTTTCAAAACCATTTCAAAAAAAATATTATTACTATTTTCTCTGGAAAAATAAACTAAGTAATTCGGAAACAGATTTTTCAGCAATTTCTGAAGAAGAATTTATAAATAAATATTTAAGAAAAAAGAGAAATGGGAAAACAACAGAGGGTAAAAAGAGTTATAAATCATTACAAATGTGGGAAAGTACAGATCAGTATCAAGGGTTAATGCAAGAATATTATAACTTTAAAATGAATCGAGATTTTTATAAGTTATATGAAACCTATTTAGAAAAAGCAATGAGTGGGGATGAAAAAGCTTTAGATGCTTTAAAAACTATTAAGAAAGAAATTGAATCATTGAATAAGGTTCAGAAAACTAGTAATAAACCTAGCGAAAATGAAGGTGCAAAATTTGATTTAACATAGGAGGTGAATAATTTTGACAGAAGCTGAACAATTAAAGATAGTAATGAATGATGGTAGATTATTCGCTAAAAATCTGACTAAAATTTTAAATGTAAATAATGAAAAAGTTCCATTTGTTTTAAACAAAGAACAAGAAATAATGAATGATACTTTAAAAGATAATAAATTTGTTTGTTGTCTTAAAGCAAGGCAACTTGGGATTTCAGAATATTGTATTAATTATATTATAAGAAATATGCTTATGATTGATGATATAACTTGTCTCATAGCTAGTTATGATGATAGAAGTGTTAGAGGTGTTGTTAATAAATTTAAAAGGCAATATAAATCTATTCCTAAAAAATACAAATTAGATGTTGAACGTAATAACGATAATGAATTTAAATTAAGTAATGGTTCAAGATGTGTATTTTCAGTAGCAGGAAATAACGACCTTCTTAGAGGGGATACAGCACAAATTATCATGCTTACAGAATTCGGAATTTGGAAACCTGATGTACAAGAAGATGCTTTGACTTCACTAGAACCTCTATTAAGTAAAAATGATAAATCACGATTAATTATAGAATCTACTGCAAAACAAGGTACAGTAGATTATTTTTATAAAATTTGTATGGGAGCATTAAAAGGTGATTCAAAATATATACTTGCTTTCTTTCCATGGTATGAGAATAAAGAACTTTATAAAGTTGAATATAATATGGCTGAACAGTGGTATAAAAGTGATAATCATGGTACAAGGCTTCAAGAAAAAGACCTTGACCCATATGAACTAGAACTTTATAAGAAAGGAGCAACACTTAAACAATTGATGTGGAGAAGATGGAAACTGTTAGATATGAAATTAAATAAATTCTACAACGAACATCCAAGTATTCCTCAAGAAGCTTTTGCAGGAAATAGCACAGATAATGTATTCGACCAAGAAGCTATATTAGAAAGAACTAATTATATAAATACTAATAATATTAAACCTTTAAGTTATAAAGAAGCAAATGAAAATAAACCTTTACCAGACTTATTAAGTAAGTATTATGGTAAGGGTTTTAATATTTATAAGACTATTAAGTCTAATATAATCTATTGGGGCGGCACAGATACTTCTATGGGTATAGGTGGTAATAGAGATGGGCAGACAATTCAAATACTTGATTCTGATGGGGAACAGGTAGCAACTTTTAATCGTAATGATATACCAATTTACAAATTTGCAGATGTAGTATATGAAGTTGGAATGTACTTTAATTATATGATGTTGAACATAGAGATTAATGTTAACGGTGGAACTGGTGCAGACTTATTGACTAGATTGAAACAAAAAGGATATATTCAGATACTTAAAACTAAGAGATTTGATAAGATAACTGGAAAGGTTAAACTTTCACCTGGTTGGACTTCTATGGAAGGCACTAAATTAAAATTAATAAATGACCTCAAGGAATATTTTGAAACAGGAATGATATGTGTAAATGATATTGAAACATTGAATCAAATGAATACATACATAGAGAAAAATGGAAAGATGGGTAATCAAAGGGGTAATGATATGCATGATGATTTAGTTATTGCTTTAGGGTTAGCTGTTATGAATATGATTCAAAGTAAGAGTTATTTATGATAGGAGGAATGGATTGTGAATTTAAAAGAAGCTTATATATGGCTTGATGTTATTAAAGAAAGAATGGAAGCTGATACATGTGAAGATTACATAATTGATTGTTTGGAATTATGCAAGTTAATGATAAAAGAAAAAGTAACAGGATATGCAGATGAAAGAGTAAAGTAAAAGTGAGGTGAATAATTTGGACTTACAAGAATACATAAAAGAATATTATTGTAAGATTGAATGCTGGTTTGTAAGCGAATGTTGTCAGCAACAACATGTAAATAGAATTAATAAAGTAGTTGAAATAAAAGAATACCTTGATGGTCATAGAAAAAATGATAATCTGAAATTATTTATTGATGGTAGATGGGTAGAGCCTACTAAAATAAAATTAAATTTTGCTTCAGTTTTATTAGACCACAACGTTAGTTTTCTTTTAAAGAATCCAATTACATTAATATGTGGTGATGATGAAGAAACTTTAAAAGAATACCAAAAAGTGTATAAGAGAGCTAAATTAAAAAGGATTGATACTCAGATATATGAAAATATGAAAGCATATGGTCAAGTGTTTGAATATCTATGGTTCGATGATGAGGATAATATAAAAAGTAAAATATTATTACCTGAATGTAGTTATCCAGTTTATACGGATACAGGGAATTATGTTGCTTTTATTTATCATTTTATAACTCAAAATTATGTTGAATATTATACTGTTTATTATCCAGATAGAGTAGAAGAATATACAACTAGAGGCGGTAAGGCTAAATTAATAAGTACATATAAAAACTACGGTGGATTACCAATACCTTATAGAATACCAAAAAAAACCAACATGCTTGAAGGTAAGTCTGATGTAGAGTGTTGGAAAATGATAATAGATAATATGGAGAAATTAAGTTCAAAATATCAGGATGCGTTATATAAATTTATTACAGGAATTCCAGTAATGACAGGTACTAAATTAAGCATTACTAAAGATGGCAAAGGAGCTATTAATCCAGATATAGTAGGTTATGCTTTACAATTAGAAGACGGAAGCACCTTTGATTTTAAGCAGAATAAAACGGATTATCAAAGTATGAAACTATTACATGATACATTGTTTAATTATTTATTGATTGCTTCATGTGTTCCTGCTGTATCTTTAAATGCTCAAGATGTTAGCAATTTAAGTGAAACTTCTATAAGGATGATGTATCAATTAGCTATATTAAAAGCTGGAATTGATTCTCAAAATATGAAGGATGGGTTTTATGTTAGATGGGAACGGATAAGAAAAATGTTAGCACAAAAGAACATTTATGTTGAGGGGGATATGGATTGTGAGTTCCAAATGGAAATTCCTCAAAATGCTAAAGAGGTCATTGAAAATCTTAAAACATTAAGAGAAATTAATGGAATAAGCTTTGAAAGTATGTTAGCTAAGAACCCATATACTGCTGATATAAATGGTGAAATGGAAAAAATATTAAAAGAAATTAATGAAGATAATATTAATTTAGATGATGTTGAAACTGATACTACTAATAATGATACTGAAGGTGAAGGTAATGAAACAGAAACCAAATAATAACGAGAAGCAATTGAGCAATGACTTGGTTGCTTTATTTTTATTTATGTTGAGTTATAAAGATGATAAAGAGTTCAAGAAATTATTAATACTAAATAAGCAGCATAGGGAAGAATTAAAGGATTATATTGGTAAGATATATTTGAAATACATTAAAAACAATGAATTGAATATGACTTACAAAGATATTAATAAAGAGATTAAGAAATTAGAAAGTAAGTTAGGAAACATTGGTAATGATTTAAGGAAACAAGAGGATATAATATTAAGCTATCTATTGTATAGGACGTGTAAAGATAGTTATTATAAAAGTATAGATATAGTAGGTAAGTATAAGGATAACATTTCAAATGTAAAGGTTAGCGATAAAACTATTAAAAAAACAGTTGATAAGAAGATAGATGGTAAGAATAATACTCAAAGGAATAAGGTTAATAAAGAGAAGTTTATTAATAAAATTAAGAATGATATTAAGAAGGAATTAAAAGGAAAGAAGTCTATTGAGATTATTAATGAAACTATTGATAAAGATTTTAATAGTGCTGTTAACGTTAGTGATAGATTAATTAATAATGAAATAGGTAGAGTATTTAATGGAGCGTTAATGCAAGGATATAGAGATATTGGAATTAAGAAGGTTAGATGGTTAAGCGTATTGGATAAGAATACATGTAGTGAGTGTGCTTCATTAGATAATGAAGTATTTAATATTGATGATGCACCTATACCAATAGATGATACACATATAAATTGTAAATGTATACTCGTTGGTATGGTATAGAGAATAGGGGAATGGTAGTTGGTGTATTAATATAGAATGTGATAAATAAATATAGGATGGCGGTACAATAGAAAGTGTTGATATTAGTGAGTTTGGTATTGAATGTATTTACGCAACTATTTTGTATATACTGCTATATAATACTAAATGACAATAGAGTAAGTGTTTATATAATTATGTATTGAACGAATGACTATTAATAATATCTTGTTATATACTATGCATTGTACTTCTTTCTGAAACAAAAATAAATATGTGAATAACCACCTTTTATACTTGATTTTAGTATAAGTTGGGTTTATAATAATAATTACGGTGAATAACCACCTATAATATGTATTATAGGTGGGAAACTGCAATTATTATAAAAGGAGTAGGTTATATCATGAGTAATAAAAAGATACCTGAGTTTTTAACTGAACAAGAACAACAACAACTAATCAATGTATTTAATGTGAGATACTTTAATAGTTTAAGAAATAGAACTATGATTAAACTATTTTTATCAACTGGATTAAGACTAAGTGAGATGATAGACCTACAATGGAATCATATAAACTTAATGACAGGGCAATTAAAGGTAGTTGAAGGTAAAGGTTCAAAAGATAGAATACTATGGATCAGCGATGAAATGATAGAAGAATTAAGGTTATGGAAGGAAAAACAAGTTGAAAAGCTTGGTAAATGCGAATTTGTCTTTACTAATAGAGATAAAGGACAATTAAAGGATAGAGATGTAAGAGAAATGGTTGCAAATTATGCTGATAAAGCTGGTATTACAAAGAAGATAAGTCCACACGTACTTCGTCATACTTATGCTACAGACTTACTAAGAGCAACAAAGAATATACGATTAGTACAAAAGGCTTTAGGACATAGTGATTTGAGTACAACAATGATATATACACATATAGTTGATGATGAATATGAAGATGCATTAAGAAATTTTAGAAGGTAACAATTAGTTATCTTCTTTTTTGTATACTATTTTGTCGACAAATAAAACTGATTACCCCTATTGATAAAAAATTTCACTGAGTAAACCTATTTTTTTACGCACATCAAAAAATCATGATTTCAAGTAAAGCAATTAAACTTATAAATAGAAAGGAAGAAGGAAGCAATGAAAATAATAAACATATTAACATATGAAGAAATACAAGAAATTGTTGATGAAGTTATTAGTTAAAGGAGATGATATTTATGACCAATATTGAGCGTTTAAAGATGGCAATAGAAGGAATTGATATGGATGATAATAAACTTTTGATATATTTAGAAGAAAATACACTAATCTCAACGAGCAATTATAATCCTCAATCAAATTCTAATAAAAAATCTATTCTTAAAACAGCCTTATCTATATTAGAAGATATAGCCAACAATCCTCAAATAATGAAAAATTACAAGAATGATGATATTACAATTAGTAACTTTGCTGAAAACTTACAAAATAGAATTGACCAATTAGAAAAGAAAATTCGCCAGATTCCAGATGATGATTTAATTTCTACTAATAATAATGGTTCTAATTTTATTTATATGTTCACTAATTAAGGAGCTGATGCAGAATGAATATATTTAATGATGATTCTAACTTTAGCTACCTCCTAAATACAATGGGTGAGAAAATAAAAATTAATGGTAAAGAGGAACAATCTTTACTTTCTAATTATAAAGATAAAATTATTGATTATAAAAAAATAAAAACTATTGTACCATTTAATGCTGGCGATTTAGTTGAATATCAAGATAAAAATTGGATTATTATATCTGAAGTAACTAAAAACGATACGATTTTTAAAGCAACTATGAGAAAATGTAGAGAAATTAAGCACAATAACCAGCTTATAAATGGATTGGTAGATAGTAAAGTTTTTGATGTTATACAAGAAAAATATATTACACTTGTAGATAATCAAATATTAATAACTTTAAGTGATAAGAATTATATTAAACTTAATGATATATTAGAATTTAGTAAAAAAGCATATAAGGTTATAGGAATAGATGACACAAAAGAGGGACTTTTAACCCTTAGATGTGAATATGATGCAACCAATACGCATTTTTACTCAATAGAGTTAAATGCAACTTCTACAACGATAAGACAAGGAGAAATATATCAAATTAGTACAGTAGTAAAAGATGGCGAGTTTTTAGTTGAAAACCCTACATTAATATATAATGTAGCTGATGCAAATATTTGTAGTGTAGATAATACAGGACTTATTACTGCGAATACTATTGGGACTACTACAATAACTGTGAAACATGGAAATGTAGAAGCAATATTAAATTTAGAAGTTTTAGAAGCTATACCAATTAAGCCAATGACTATTAGTGGAGATTGGCAAGTTTATCTAAGCAAAACTAAAACATATACAATTACTTATGATGATGGAAGTCCAGTTATCGATAAAATATTTACATTTAGTTTTGCAGATTTAACTCTTGTAACTATACAATCAAGTACGGCAACTGAAGTTACACTCCTAGGAAATTCCAGTAAGAAAGGATTTGCAATTCTTAGTGCAACTTATGGAGATATTACATTAACTAAAAATATATGGGTTAGGAGCTTAATTTAAAAATATAATAAGTAAAATAAATAGTATTATAGATGTATATTAATGTAGGGATTTTTACATAAGATTTATTTTTAGTAGATTTTAAACTTTTAAAATTATACATAGTCAAGCACCTCGATTGTAATTATAGACAAATGAGGTGCTTTTTAATCCTAAATTAGGACAAATATGTCTTGCTTTTAATAAATGCTATTTTTTCATTCTTGTTCACTATCAGTAGTAATGGAAATTTCGTTATTTAAGCGTTTAAAGTCATTTTTTATTTTTAAAGTAGCATTGTCTTTCAAATATGCTAGTATTGAAAATATACCAACTATACTTACAAGGCTAACACAGACAATGGCAGTAATAGTAATAGAATTATCCAT